ATGAGTTATAAATATCAACGTTATGAAAACGAAAGCCCTGAAGAATTGATATTCAGGATCTGTAGTCACAAAAATGAAATTGGTACATGGAGCGACGTAGGTAGGGTGTTGAACGAATTACTTGGTGAAAACTATACCGAGTCTGCTTACCGCAAAAAATATCAGAGCTTTGAAAAAATGTTCTCAGGCAATCAGAAACTGTTTTCTGATAATGAAGAAGTCTTATCGGAAATATCAGAACAAAGACGTGAGCTTGAAAAAGAAAAGATTAAATTCCGTGATGAAAGAAACGCTTGGAACAAACAGAACCGCATTGCGGCAAGAACTGAGCAAAAATTAGATTATCTTGAAGAACAGCTTGTCTCCATGGGTAAAGTGAATTTTAGCAATCATACCACACCTGTAACAGTTAGAGGCAATTCAGATTTGCTTATTACAATTAGTGATATTCACTATGGACTTAATTACAACAATTACTTTGGGACGTATAATTCTGACATATGCAAAAACTATCTTGCTAAATATCTCGAAAAGATTATAAGCATTGGATCGCGTCATAAGGCAAGAAATATTCACGTCGTAATGTTGGGCGATATAATTTCTGGCTCAATACATAAGTCGATTCAAATTGCTAACCGTGAAAATGTCATAGAGCAGATTAAAGGTGTGTCTGAGTTATTGAGTTCATTCGTATATGAACTGTCGAATCATTTTGCAAAAGTCACAGTCACAAGCGTATCAGGAAATCATTCGCGTCTTGACAAAAAAGACGAAGCACTTCATGACGAAAGGCTCGACGACATCGTTTCGTTCATAATGGAAAAGTCATTAAGCAATGTTGACAATATCAGTTTTCAAACTTACTACAATTTTGATACAAGCATAGCAAGTATTAAGATATGCGGCAAATTGTATTTTCTTGTACACGGTGACTATGATACACCAAATGAGACAGGCGTAATGCGCCTATGTAGTATGGTTGGAAACATCCCGTATGCAATAGTTATGGGCCATAGACATTCGGCGGCGTACAATGAAATCAACGGGATTGTTATTGTGCAAAGCGGTTGTTTGTGCGGAAGTGGCGATGACTATACGATACAAAAGCGTCTTAGTGGTTTGCCGAGTCAGACAATTTGTGTATGCTCCGAACATGGCATAGATTGTATGTACCCAGTGAAATTTTAGCACACTCAATAATCTGTATGGGCAATCAAAAAAATAAATATTCATTGAAGACTTATAATCTTCATGATTACACCAGGAACCCAACACGCCTCCTAGCAGTGCGTACCACGTTGGGTCTTTAAATTAATTTAGAATGTGAGGAAAAATAAAATGGTAAAGAAAGATATTATAACAGCCGTATCAAAGAGAACTGGCTTTACAAGAGAAAATTCTGAGGCTGCTATTAATGCAGCAATTGCGGCAATCGTTGACGCTATCAAATCAAATGAGGAAGTAAGAATTATGGAGCTTGGAAAACTTGAGCCAGTTGTTAGAGCGGCACGCAATAGACATAATCCAAAGACTGGTGAGAAGATGTTTGCTCCAGCCTACAAGAGTTACAGATTCAAGATGAATTCTGTGCTCAAGGATTTTGTCAGAAACAACTAATTATAGCATATTCAAATCTCCTTTTCAGTGTCTTAATATTGACAGATAGAGGACGGCAATAGTCGTCCTTTACATTGCGGAGTAGAGAAAAGGTATCTCGCTTGTTTCATAGGCAAGAGATTATTGGTTCGAGTCCAATCTCACGCAACCAATTGGGGTACGGTTTATGAGGTTTTGTAGACCCATAAAAACAAAACCTAAAATGAAAGAAAGGAGACGCTATGTCAAAGGTATCAAAACTTCCGCCTGTTACGCAGGAAGAGTGGAACAAAGTAAACGACTTTAACAAATTTATATTTGAAGATTTTATAACGAACAGCACAGAGCTATCGCCTAAAACAAAAATTGCTTATGAGTCAAATTTAAAAATTTGGTTTATTTGGGTCAAAGATAATCTTAATAACAAATCTCAGATCGACATTAAACCTTTAGACTTTAAGCGTTTTCAAAACTGGATGGTCAACCGTGGTTGTTCAAGTGCAGATTGTGCAAACAAAAGAGCGGCAATTAGCTCGCTTAATAATTACATAGATGTTTACTATAGGGACGATTATCCACAATTTCGCAATTTTATTAATAAGAGTATAGCACGACCGCCAAAGGCTTTTGTAAACGAGAAGCAACCACTGACAAAAGAGGAATTTGCAAATCTTATTTCTGTTCTCGAAAAACGTGGTGATTGGCAAAAGGTCGCCTATCTTAAATTTACATTAGATACAGGATGTCGCCGTGCTGAGAGCATACAAGTGAAAAAGGATTTTGTAAACATCAAGCCGACCATAAAGCACAAAACCCATATTGACGAAAATGGTAACGAAGTAACAAAAGAGATTAAGTATTATGTTACCCCTACTATTCGTTGTAAAGGAAAGGGTACGGTTGGTAAAGAAAGAAAGTTTAAATTCTCACAGGATACAATGGATGCATTTAAGAAGTGGATTGAAGTTAGAGGTGAAGACGATTGCCCAGACATGTTTATTTCTAAATATGCCGGAAAAGTAAAAGGCATAGCAGAGAACACGTTAAACAATTGGGCTACTCATGTATTTACACCTATCGTCGGTAGACGTTTTCATCCACATCTTCTAAGAGAGTCTAAGGCAACTCAGCTTGCAGTTGAAGAAGGAAAAGACATTTCTGTAATCCAAAGTCTATTAGGTCACGAGTCATCAGAAACTACACAAATTTATATAATCCGTGACGAAACTGATGACCTTGACGAGTTGTTTGAAGAGTAGGTGACGGTATGGGAAGACAAAAACAATCGTTATCTAAGAGACCGTCAGTTGCTACAAAAGAAAGCAAAAAAGAACCTAAGACTAAAAGTATAGTCGAAGAACGTGAGAAAGTAATGACTCCCGAAAAGAAAGAGTACCGATATACATGCCTTTCTTGTCATTGCAGTGCAAACAATCCTGTAAACTTTCCTATTTCATACAGTGTTATATATGCTGGTAACGATCACCGCCTGCCATATTGTCGTGATTGTTTAAACGCTATGTGGGCCATTGTCGCAAAAGATTATTCAGATTATCAGGACATTTACCGCAGGATTTGTATGTACTTCGATATCTATTATAATGCAGAAGTAGCCGAGATAGCTTATAAAGAATCTGAGAGTGAAAAACGTGTTTCAAGATATATCACAAAAATAAATCGTTATCCATATAGCAACAAAACTTACCAAGATACGATTAAAGAAGATATGTCTAAAAGGCATACAGAAAATTTCGATGGATTGTATGAACCAATAGAGAAAACTGTTCCTCATGAAATCATTGACTTTTGGGGAGCTGGATTGGAAAGTGCTTCTGATTATCAAGAACTACAGGCTTCTTATGAAAAGTGGAATTCAGAGGTCGAGTGTTCAAAGCCTTCGCAAAGAATTTTAATTAAACGAATTTGTTTCAATGAGCTTAAAACTCATAAAGCAATGATTGCAGGAGACGACACTACTAAGCTTACCGATGAGCTCAACAAATTACTTGATAGTGCAAAGCTACAGCCAAAACAGGTTAAAGATGTTTCAATAGCCGACGAGAATACATTTGGAACACTTATAAAGAAATGGGAAGATGAAGAACCAATTCCAGAACCGCTCCCTGAGTTTAAGGATGTTGACGGTATTATAAAATATATTAGCGTTTGGTTCTATGGACATCTTGCAAAAATGTTTGGCAAAAGAAACAAATGGGGAAAACTTTACAACGACGAAGTTTCAAAATATACAGTTACTCCACCTGAGTATAATTCCGAAGATGATGACATAGACTTTGAGTCAATCTTTGGCGCAGATGAGTAGGTGATACTTTATGATAGTTGATAAAGTATACACTCAGGATAAAACTATGCAGACGGTAATTGAACGTGCCGCTTATTATAGGGCAAACCCGCATAGGTTTGTCAAAGATTATTTGGGTATTGATTTACGATTGTTCCAAATGATTTTAATAGTCATGATGAACTTTAATACAAATTTTATGTATCTTGCCAGTAGAGGTTAAAATATGGCCTCGCCAATTAGAAACAATTGGGCAATAAGGGAGGAAAATCGAAGAACGCTTAACTGCTAACATCGAGATAATCATTAAGATTGCGAAAGGCTTAATGACATTGTAACGCATAGAGACTGAATAAATATAATGTCTCCACGAGTTCTCCCCACAAACAAGTATAGCTTGTTTTGAAAACCTAACGTTATAACGAGGGTGAAAATATATGCTAATCTGGATTGTATTATCAATCGCTGAAAATGAGGGAAACCTCCAGAGTTGTAGATAAAAAACTACAAGTTAATCACAAATGCAAGGCAAGACCTTTCTATGCGCTATATTTTGTTGCGTTAGATGTATCTTGTACCCTGGCACCAGAATTTGTATTGCTTCTTCTAAACGTGCGCAAGCGTGTGAAGTATTAGAAAAAATTATGACGATATTCTATCCTAATTCCGCTAATTTGCGAAACGAGATAGAAGTTTATAAAAATAACAACACTGAGAATTATATAAAATTCCATAACACCTCAATGATAAAGGTTGTTACCGCAAGTGACAGTGCTCGTTCCAATCGAGCTAACATCCTTATAATTGACGAGTTTAGAATGGTAGACCAAACTATCATTGCAACTGTGCTGAAGAAATTCTTGACCGCTGAACGTGAGCCTGGATTTCTTAATAAGGATAAATATAAAAAGCTCAGAAGCACCGATATCGCTCAATATAATAAGTACAAAGAGCGTAATAAAGAAATGTATTTATCCTCGGCGTATTATAAAAAACATTGGTCATGGGAAAAGACTAAGACATATTGTGCGGCAATGTTGGACGATAAGCGCAGTTATTTCTTATGTGGACTCCCCTACCAACTATCAATTAAAGAGGGTATATTAAATGCGGAACAAGTAGCCGACGAAATGTCTGAGGCAGATTTCTCACAGATAATTTGGGACATGGAAAGTGGATGTTTGTGGCATGGTGAAAGTGACGACGCATTATTTAGCTATTCAAGTTTGATAGATACCAGAGCTATAAAGACTGCTTTTTATCCACATTCGGTAACAGACTATTATCCAGCTTTGAAGAATCCAACAAAGAAAAATGGTGAGATTAGAGTTCTTGCTGTGGACATCGCTGTTATGGCATCGAAGAAAAATAAGAACGATGCGACAGCTATTCATATATTACAATTACTTCCAACTAGCAATAGCCAGTATATTAGAAATTTAGTATATTCCGAAAACTTTGAAGGCGGTCACTCTGAAACACAAGCAATTACAATAAGGCGCCTATTTGAAGATTTGGAATGTGACTACATTGTTATAGATACGAACGGCGTTGGTAATGGCGTATATGATGAGTTGGTCAAAGATTTGGTCGATCCTGTTACGGGTGAACTATATCCTGCCTTTACTTGTATGAATGACGAAACAATGGCGGAAAAATATAAGGGTTCTTCACGCAACCCAAGAAAAGTTATCTATAGTATTAAGGCAAGCGCAAAGTTCAACAGTGATTGTGCATACCTGCTTAAAGATAATTTAATGCGTGGAAAGACAAGACTGTTAATTAACGAAAAGGATGCCGACGATATTTTAAAGCAATCCAAAACATTTAGGGGTTTGGACGAAGAAATAAAAGCGAACATCCTTATGCCATATATACAAACTGCCCTGCTGGTTAATGAACTGGTCAATCTGAAATATGAAACAAACGGCAGTTTGATTAAGATTATGGAACGTGGAAACGAAAGAAAAGACCGATATTCTGCGCTAGCTTATGGTAATTATTTTGCCACCGAGTTAGAGAGGACTATCGTAAAACACAAAAAAGCAAAGCTAAACGACAATTTCATTTTTGAATTTAGAGCGCCGTCTTTGCGTACAAGTTAGGGGTGAATAAATGCCAAATACAGAAAAGAAAGAAATTATGGTCTGGGATAAAAGCATGGGTAACTTTGCACGTCTTGGTGAAGTACCAATTAGAAACTTGAATCAAGATTACTATATTAATCGATCTTCTATTCATTATACCAAATACAAAAAAGAAGATGTGGTCAAATGGTTTACCGATCCTGAAGCAAACGAAAAGAATTTGAGAAGTGCTTCTATCTACCTTTACGAAGTAAGCCCACATTATCGGAGACTAATTAACTATTTTGCCAAGCTTCATACAATGGCATATATTATTGAACCTTATAAACTTGACCAAAGTAAAAAAATAGATACGGCTAAATTAAAAGAAACATATATAAAGATTTGCAACTACATTGATAAAATGAATTTAAAACACGAGGCCGTTAAAATATTAACAACGTGTTTTAGAGAAGACGTATTCTATGGCTATGTTTACGAAACGACCGACTCATACTATATAAGAAAAATGCCGCCTGACTATTGTAAAATTAATCGAATAGAGGACGGATGTTTTTTATATCAATTTGACTTCTCTTATTTTACAAGTCATAAAGAGGACTTGGAATCGTTTGGCGAAGAGTTTATTGAAAAGTACGAGCTGTATAAAACACATCGCTCAATGCGTTGGCAAAGTTTGAGTAGCAAACGCACTTTTTGTTTAAAGGTAAATGAGGATATTAATTTCCCAATGCCACCTTTTATTGGTGTATTTGCGGGTATATTTGATATTGATGATTATAAAGGATTGCAAAAGGCTAGAACTGAAATAGGAAACTACAAAATCTTATCATTAAAAATTCCAATGGAAGACGGCGATTATAAGATGGAGCAGGAAGACGCCCTTATGTACTATAACAATTTGTTAAAGGTATTACCTGAAAATATTGGCGCATTTCTAACCCCTATGGACGTTGAAGACCATGACTTTCAAAAATCAGGCAATGTTGATATAGACAATGTTGGCGACGCAACTAAAACCTTTTGGAATGATGCTGGCGTATGTTCATTGATTTTCGGTGGTGATAAACAAACCTCTGCAACACTTTCGGTTTCTATTAAGTCAGACGAACAAATGGTTTTTGCTCTAATGAACCAGTTTGGACGTAATA